ATATTCTGTGTACAGTTGATCACTTGCCCAACGATCAATCTTTTTGTTGTTCTTCAACAACCACTCAAGAAACTGTTTGGGATTGATTGTTCGTGTGCTCACGCAATAGCGTCCAAACTTCACAAACCCACGATAGTAAGGCGAGTCAGCAAAGTCGTCAAAGGTCTTGAGCCGGGCTGACCCCTGGCTCATTTCATAGAATCGTATGTAGGCTTGAAAGCCCAGTTCCACGCCACGCTCTGACCGTTCCTGTCTGCGCCGTTTGGGTTCGCACACATGCACTACCGCAGACGACTCTTTCATAAAGGTCTTTTTGCAAAATTCACAAGTGTAGCTCATCTTAATAGGTTACGATGTTTGATGTAGTCTGTTAAAAAATAATTCAACTTTTGATGATGTCCGGGCATGCGATGTCGATAGTGTGGCGGTGGCGGATAGTCACTTGTGATCACACTTTCTGGCACCTGTTGTTCCATCTGCCAAGGTATGCTGGCCCAGCGATAGCGATTCACAAACACCATATCATCACCAAACAAATCCAGTCGAGCATGATCCAGAAGTTCGTCAACATCATCATTGATCTGACGAAACACCAACAGTCGATGTCCACGACTCTCCAGCCAATATTTCAAGGATACCAATCGGTACATCAGGTCTTCCAGCAAGTCAACAGCGCCACATGCATGACCAGCAAAATTAAGGTCAGCCCACTGTCGAGTTTTTTCCAAAGTCCAAGGCCCAAGATATTTTTCTGTCAACTGTGATTGCGGATTACGCCAAGCACCTTCAAATTCTGGATTGTTCAAGGCCACTGGCAGTTCCCAGCGATTGATAAATGTCATGCCCAGTACATACAATGTGGGATGAGTGTTGTTGGTGGCTGCATGCTTGGCTGTGGTGCGAATAATTCTTGAATTTGAGCTGCCGCCTAGTGCAAGGCTTTCACAGCTGGGCAGTCCTAATTGTTGGCAAAGATTATGGTGTCCACTGCCCACAGCATATACTTCCATATAACTACATCCATTTACAATCAAATGCTGTATCATTTTTCATTGCCGGCAGCGCGGTTGTATGTGTCAATTTCTTTTTGTGTGGTGATTGCTGCCATGACGTCTATCTCATCGTCTTTGTAGTGTGGGTACATTGCCATCAGTGCTTTGCGTTTGGCACTGAGCCCGGCTTGTTTTTTCTTTGGGGCAATCCAAGGATGACGTTGTGCGCCAAGATCTGGACTCACACTTGTGGCCATAAGCCACTGCAATTTTGGGTGTTTGCTTACATTAAAGAAGTGCTTGTTCAGTCGTTCGTTGGTGGCAATTACATAGAACTCTTGAAGTTCTCTTGACCCTTCCACTGCCGACCCCCAGCGTATCATGAGATAGTTGGAAAACTTTTTACGCTCTTCAGCAGTAAGATCGTCATAGAATGATCTGACCTTGCGGTCAAACATCTTCATCTCATTGGCAATGGTCAGTTTATCCAATTTGTAACGTCTCTCTGTATATATTATGTTTGACAGGTAAATTGTCAAACCATTTTTCATTTCGATAATTGTCTTGAATCATTTGCTGAGCTAAAAAACGATACCAGTTGGTTTCATTATAACACTGATTGCGCAAAGCGTCAACTGCTCTTTGCATATTAAACTTTTTAGCAAATTTTGACTGTTCTAACATGTTGATTAGAGCAGGACGATATTGATCTGGAATGCTTCCTAGTCCAATCACAGAGTCAACATTGGCCAGCACTGGTTCAAATTGATCCAACGACAGCCATTCAAAATAGTCTAGCAACTCGGGCAACCACCAGATGTTAATGGCACTGATCACAGTGGCAATTTTAATGTTGCAATTTGGTTGAGTAAGAACCCATTGCAAATTAGACTCTACTGTGTTCCAGTCACTGCCACTACGCACTATGCCAGCATACTTGCCCACAGCATCTATACTTGCATGAACATTAATAAGGCTAAATGACGGCCATAGATCTTTCACATGTTTTGATTTGGCACCTAACACAGTCATGTTGGTGCTGTACATTAGTGCAGGGTTGGCACTTTGGGCAATTAGTTTTTCAAGCACTTGGTAATGTTGTGGGTTCAGCAGTGGCTCGCCGCCGGCAAAATAAATTTGCTTGCACTCACTTAGATCCATGTCGTCAACATCAATTGGATTGTACAAACTTATATCTTCCACACCAGCTTCGCTTGACCAACTGGTGCTGAATCCTGGCCCGCAACTGCGACACTTTAAATTGCAAAGATTGTTATTGCGAAAATCTAAAAAATTTATCTTGTGTGTTTTACAGTCTGTATCATAATTTTTATACATTCCTCGCCAGCCTTCGGCATCTGGAGGACAAGAATTAGCACACTCTTTTGGAACTTCGCCGCGCAAGAACGCACCGCCAACAGTTTCAGTCATTTCTTCTCGACTGTTAAATGTAGTACCTCCCCAGGCACAACAAGGAGAATACTTGCCGCCAGGCATGTAACTCACGCTGGTCCAAGGTGCTTTGCAATAAATTTTATTCATGAGTTTTGGTCAGTTTGTAAATCATTATAACACGTTCCAGGGCGTCTTGTAATGCAGGATTGGTTGGTGCCGCACGCCTAATTTCGCCCCACATTTTGTTTTCCAGTATGTGCTCATGTAACGGCCTACCGTCTGCTGTTCTTGAATCGTAGTCTATTTTATGACCAGACACTGGATCGTATTCTGTGCCAGATTCATATCCTACCACTTGACGTGTGCTAGGATCAGCACCAAACTCACGAGCATACACAATGCCGTCGGCACGTTCGTAAATGTATGTGGCGTCTGGTTTAAGACTGCCCATACTGGTAGCCGTACTGTAGGTGTGCCCAACGCAGGAAACGTTCTAGACCTTCGCGATCGTCAGGGTAACTTTCCAGATACACTCTGGCCAAGCGATTGATGATTTCAAATATTTCAGGTTCAGTGTAGGGCATTTACCAGGCCTTATTGTAGTCCACGATCTCGCAATTGCGGCTGACGTCTTTGACAAAATACACACAATCAGGATCTGCACCGTCACTTACAGGCACTGCCAGCAGTTGTCCATTTTTGAGTTTGGGTGCGTACCATGACACTTCGTGATAGACATCTAGAATTTCGATGTCTGGGAAACTGGGACGGAAACTGGTCAGTGGGTTGAATTGAAATACTTTAAATCCACGATCGTTGATTGATGTAAGTGGTAGCACTTCCAAGTCTCCAACGTCAGGTTCGCCAATTAGTATCTGCCAATCCATGGGCATCTTTATAGTGTGCTCGCCTATGCGCAACACAAGAGCAGGAGCATTAAAGCTCTCCAAGAAGATCAATGGTATAAAATGATAGTCAGGATCTGCAGGATTTGAATTGTCCAATATAGCAAAACGCATGTCATCTACTTCTTCAGGCAGGTGATCTAAATCGTATGTAGCATTGTCTAGGGTAAGTATTCTCATGTTTGTAGTATATAGAGATCTAATAGAAAAGTCAACTATTTTATCTTCATCCACTCAAGTTTTTCTTGAGTAAACGGATAGTTGGCTTCTTTGTAGAATTGTTTGCGCTTGGTCAAATGGCGCTTGGCAAATTTGCAGGTTGATGTTATGTCCCAAATCTGCACATGGTCTTTATCTTCCGCTTTTCTTATGCCGCGTCCAATGCTTTGGATAACGCGGACAAAACTTTTCCCGGGTTCCACAAGAACCAAATTAAAAATCCTAGGGATATTAATACCCACAGCGGCAACACCATAGGTAGCCACAATAATCTTATCAGTGCTGTCTGCAACTTCATCATATTCATCTTGTCTATCTTTTGCTTTGGTTGCGCCTGACACAAATACTGCTCGCTCGCCCAGTCTCTCTACCAACTGTCGACCACATTCGGTGCGATCAACCAGTACCAGAGTGTTGCCTGTTTCATTTACATGGCGTATGAGTTCACTCATGGCATCCAGTCTGCCGGACTCTTCCAACAAGTATTTAAGCTCGCTTTGGTAGTTTGAGTATTCCACATGGTCCTGTAACTGCACAATGTTCACATGGCACTGCGCCAGCACCCCTTGCTGTTGTAGTTCGTTGGCACTTAACTTGCTGATCACTGGACCTAGGCTTACTAGCAGAGCTTGGCTTTCAAACTTCTCTTTGGGCACAGTACCGGTCAATCCCCAACGAATTGGCACTCTAGCCATCACGCTGGTCAGCAGAGTTTTGAGTGCATCTGCTTTGGCCATGTGTACTTCGTCTACCATCACACATACCACATCTTCAATAAAGTCCTGTATGGTCACATTGCCTATGCCTGCTTTGGTATTCTTTAACAACACATTCAAACTCTGCCAAGTGCAGATTGTATGTGTGCAACCGTGTTCTTTTCTGTCGCCAAAGTAAACGCCCACGTCCAGGCCAAGATTGAGGTAGTCCTTTTCAGTTTGTGTGACTAGACTCTTGTTAGGCACAATCACAATTGACCGTCCATATGGCTCTATACTGGCACTCAAGGCTGCTGTCATGATTGTTTTGCCTGCACCTGTGGCCACTTCTTGTATGCATTGTGGATTGGTCAAAAAGTTGTTCACAATCTCCACTTGGTAGTCACGCAACAGGATAGGTTGCCCTTCTGCAGGATGTCCTTTGGGCCAAGTCTTGTGTGCAAATGTTTGTTCTGTAACTTGAGCAAACTCAAATGTGGTAGAGTATTCTCTTTGATCATCAAGCTCAATATCGTAGTTGTAGCGTTCCAGGATGGGCATGATTTCTGGCAAGAGATTGGTGTATGTGCTACCGCCCAATTGGAAGTAGCTGACTTTGCCATCCCAACGACCCAGTCTTACTGCTGGTAGATATCTTGCGTAAGGTACATCGTACTTGAATGCATTGACCAAGGCCTTGCGCACATCCAAGTCGATGCCCTCTAGCTTGATGTTTACTTCATCTCGAATTTGTATGGTGCATTGTTTCATTGTATAGTAACTTTGAGCACCCTTTGTTGGCGTGCTATTTCTTGTATGAGTTGTTGTGGTTGTCCGGCATACTGCAAATCTGCCACGGGAAAACGTAAGGGTTGTGCTATTGCATTATACACACTTGTGATGCCATGGGCAAGAAAAAAATCTTGGTGTTGATCAATGTACTGTTGCATGCCTGGCTCTTTGAAGCTTAAATCCTGATTGAAAAATGCCACATGAAAATCGGCACTGTAGTGACCAAACGGTCGGAATGCATCCTCACCTATGTACTCATCATTGTCGTGTGCTAGGTCCTCAACTGTTTTTCCAATTTCACAATAATTGAGATACACAGTTCCAAATTGTATTTGCGGTTCACCCCATTGCGCCAACTGATCAGGATCAAGTTTCTTTGTTTTGGGCATACCAAACCAAGTGCAAACAAATCTTGGCTTCACACCTTCAAGCACAGTCTCACATCTATGCACTGCCAGGTTCAATTCTGACAGTGCCTGTCTCACAGCAACTGGTGCCTGTTGCCAGTATTCTGATGTCTGTTGATCTAGCAGTCCATGGTAGCGTTCAAAAATGTTGTGCAAGTAATTGAGACTGTTTTGGCTCCAATCAAACCCACGTTCAATAATGGCTTCATGTTGGTTGATTGTTGTGATACATTGTTGGATCATAATTTCGGCACGAATGCGCTCTTCCAATTGAGAGCCAAAGCCGTAAAATCTATCTGGATGATCTAATGGATAACTGCCGCGGGCTTGCATACGCTCAACCCATAACTCAGCAAGAGGGGTTGCTCGTATTTTAAATTGTAATGTCAAGCCTTGGCTCAGATGTATCAGCAGGTGTTGCGGCATTGTAACAGTATATACTTACCGCCGCAAGAAGTCAAAAAGACAGGTACCTTTTTAGGGGTACCTGCCACAAAGCCCGGGCCGGAGCCAACCAATGCCCGGGTTAACCTTGGAGGGTTAATCTTTTGAGTTGACTGTGGTCTTAAACAAGAAGCCACACAGGATAGTGATACCCCAGGCTTGCAACCAAGTGACTTCTTTCACAGAAGGCACTGCATCAACCAAACAACCATTCCACAGCATGTACACTGGCCAGCTCAGTAAGAAACTCAGTAACAGAATTCCTACAATACCAATCACAACTGCACCAACAAAAACTGCAAATTTTTCCATGTCACGCTCCGTAGTATTCCAGGCACTTCACAGTAAAGCCTGCTTCGCGCTGTTCATCTGCTTCGTACTCGGTGTCCACCGAGTACAGGTACAGGTCGCCATCCCATATTTCATACATGTTAGGCTCCTGCTGGTTTCATAACAGTGGTCTCTGCCAGGCGCTTCCAGTTCAACACTGACATCTTGCGCAAGTCTGCAATCTTGAGAGCCATACGCAAACTCATCTCACGCAGACGATTTTTATTCTCGTCCATGAAGGCGATAATCTCGTCTTGCACACACTCGTCAAAGTCGTAGTCTGCAAACAACACACCGTCCTTGGCAATCTGCTTGATACGCAGGACCTTGTCACGCATGGTGTCCAGGGTCAAGTCCAAGTAGTGGCATCGGCTTTGCAGTGCATCCAAGTGGTCCCGCAATTTTTGCGAACGCATGGTGTCAAACTTCAAGTTGGTAATAAAAATTACCGAACCCTTGAACTCAAAACTGTCCGGAATGCCTTCGCTTCGCAGAATGCGACTGTCAGACAACCAGGAAATCTTACGCTTCTTGCCTGAGTCCAAGGCACCCTTGAGCAGGTTAAGAGCAACGTCATCTAACAAGATGCTGTCACAGTCATCAAACACCAACACACAATTAGGATCTGAATACTTGTACAGGGTTTGGTACAGGCCAATGGGACTGGCTGAGCCTTTGACAACCTCGGCCTTAAGGCGTTTGCTGGCCAGTTTGTCGAACAAACAGGCCTTGTCAATTTCTTGCTCAACGCCGTAGCTCTTGCCCACGCCCGGGGGGCCACTCACAATCATAGCACGGATGTCGCCGCTCACACAGGCCTTGGTCATCTCATGCAGGATGTCAAAACGCTCACGGATACGATCCATGGCCTGTTCGTCTGTCTCTGCCACCACAGTGGGCTTGAATTTTACAGTGTTTTCTTGCACGGTTTCTCCTGAAGTATACTCAATGTCTGAAATGTTTTCTACCTTGACGCGAATGGCAGCAGGGCAGTTGGGAAAGGTACCATCATTTTGCACGGTGACATAGCCACCTTTGGCACCAGTTTGGAATCCACTCACTAGAGTGAACACTTGGTTTTGAACAGTTTTGTTGCGGTAAACGCCGCGAACGATACGAATTGCACTCATGGTTGGCTCCTTAGTGTGCTGTTGAACTTTGCTGTCTATGTGTGTATTATAGCAAATTGGCATTTATTCGTCAACCGGCGCAAACAATGCTTGGCCTTGTTGCATAAAAACAACAAATGCTTCCATTGTGCTTTCGCTGTATAGCATGCGACCGTGTTGTTTGATGTCTTGCAGAGTTTCCAACAAGGGCATGCCTAGGAATTCTGCTTCTTTTTGTAGGTGTTTGATTGCTGTGGCTATTTGCATTTGGGCTCCTTTTTGCTGTCTATGTGTGTATTATAGCAGATCGGGATTTAATGGTCAACCTTTGGAATTCATTTTATCTAAAATTTCTTGCGACTGCAATCGACCTAATACTATAGTATACATCAAATATACCAGACCCCCAATAGCCAGTGTGGCCACGGTGTACTGAAGCAGTTCCACAGGTGCATACTTTAGCACTACCTGAATTGCCACTACCATTATGGCCATGTATCCTAAAATTCCCAGGGTTTTTACTGCGGCTCTAACACGAATATTCATATCTACCTTTCTTTGTATGCCACTATTGTAGCAGATCGGGAATTATTGGTCAAGCCCCGCCAGTTTGGAGGGTTATTAGTACTAAAGTACACAGAATTGTGTAGCTGTTCTGTGGGCACACCATGCTCCTTGTAGCCCTCTAGCACCATGTCAAAGTACCCATCTGAGGGCAGGCTGTCTAAGTGCCCAGGTTGCATAAAGTAAGTCATGGCGTTTACAACACGACCTTGATGTAGTACTTTTTTAGTACGACGATTGTAGTAGTGCGGAAATCCTTCAAGGAGGTCCAGTGCGTCAAGACACTTGGGTGTGATGGTCCATAGCACGCCATCAACATAGCTATCAGGGCACTTTACAACATCCGCAGGACCTGCAAACCGAAACACATGGTCTAGCAAAACAGCACGACCGTGACTTACCGCGGCCGGGCATCGCTGAGACATGCCTTGCGAGTTGGTGTTCATACCATAAGCAAAGTATAACAAAAGTATTACCTTTTTAAGATTTCGTAAAATTGTTGATTGAGCGCATCCATTTCGCTCTGATCCACATAGAAGTCAGTACGGGGGTCATAGTAGGCGCCCTCTTTGTTGCAATAATACAACACTCTGCCTGAGAAGTTGAACGGGCCTTCCAGTCCAGCACGAGCACTGTATTTGTCGCGCATGTTGTCGACTTCAATAACCTTGTAACCCATGCCAGACTCCTGTTTGCTGTTTAAGTGTTAATTATAGCAGAATGGAAATTATTGGTCAACCAACCAAAACTAAACCCAAAGTTGTACAATTTTGGGGTCGCGTACTTCGTGCGGTTTGGGCTGGCCGTGAAACACCATCACGCAGGTATCAGAGTCAATCACAGCACCTGCTCCCGGCGAGCGAGGCACACGTATGGGAAAGTCGAACCCACCATCGGCAATTTGCCAGCGATAACTTTTGATTCGATTGACGTCAAAGTATCTGCGATTGTTGTAGTCAATTGTGGCATTGAGATAGTCCTGGTCTCCGTGATACTGCCGTACAACTTTGGTCACGTCTTCAGATTTAAATTTTTCCCATACATGTTGATAACGCTCTACATTCCACCACATGATACTGCTGTTGATTCCAGAAAATGTTTCTTTTTGCAGATATCTAAAATCTTTAATGCACCAAAACTTTTCTGTGTCAAGATGTGTGATCCACGTTATGTCTCCGTTGATCACAACATCCAAGTCAAAATACAACAAATCTCCTGAGTAATGTTCAGGATTAAACAACTGCATTTTGTACCACCAGGATTTTTTAGGACCGCCTATACCTGGCCAATCTTCCAAACAATGTTTGATCATATGCGGTGGTACTGATCGATCATGTTCTGTGTAAACGTGCATTCTGCAGCCACCACTTAGATGTCGATTCAACATGTTGTACAGCCGTTCAACATATATCCAGTCATAACCAGTTCCGTGAATAACGCAGGCGCAGTCAATCATTTGGTCAGTGCGGGTTTGATTCTTTTTAGACATTTAAAACTGCCAAACAATTTGGTACTCATCGTAGATTGGCAAATGATTTTTGCTCGCAAGATATTCTAATACTGCGCGACCTTTGCCTGTGCGTTGATAACTGTGGCACCAACGACTGTTGTCATCGATTGCAACCACAGTGCCTGGTCGTAAAACTGGTTCAATCTCTAAAAATTCTTTAAGGTGATGGTCGGCACTGGCCGTATCATCATGCCAATCTACATCATAACTGTCTAAATAAAATAAATCAACTTGATCCAAATCTGTTTGCTGTTTTAACCATGCAACACTATCACCGCACGATACTTCAAATTGTGTGCTATTGACAAAATCTTTTGCTACTTCACAGGCTGCAGGATCTATATCTACACTACATACGTTTCCTCCGTGGTATTCAACAAAACGTGTGAACAATGCCGCGCTTTGTCCATCAGACCAATTGTTAGCAGTTCGTAGCGTGCCAGTTTCAATGATATTAAAGTTTTTGGATTTTTGATTTAGCAACAATCTCCACATGATGTCAAATCCGATTGCACGATTGTATAATCCATGCGCCAATTGCCCGTGGCTATCAGCATTGATATTCAAAAGAGGATAGTAAGTTTTACGATAATGTTCAAGCCAGTTCATGTTGAGCTTTCTAATGCAGGAGCAATTCTTTTTAGCCATATTCCTGTGCGTATTTCAGTTAGGGTATATTCAGTGTGGCAGATCTCTACCAGCCACCGATCTCGATTGATATCGTAAGACTTTTCTATGTTGGCCAGGCTCATGCCCACAGGTGCTGCCAAACTGCTCTCATGCACAATGGGCCTGCAACCTGCAATAGCGGCCTGCACACCAGGTCCCGAATTGTGGTTGACCACTGCATGATAGTTAAACCGCATGTCAAAGCTGTCGTAGGTGCCAGCAACCGGTCGAGGTTGTTCCACTGTGACATCAGGTGGTAACTGACTCAAGTTCAGTCGATTGCGTGGATGCGGGCGTATACTGATGGGCCGATCAGTGTGCTGTCTTACCAACTTAATTTGATCCAATACCCATTGTGTCATATCCATACCAGCAACTTGTAAACTGCGAGCATGTTGAGCAGCAATAACTACATTGGGACTGGAGTTAAAAGTTATGGCCTGGCTGACATTCAGTGTGCATGGTCGATCCCAGTCTAAATTTTCTTCGTGTCCGTAGTATCCATCTCTTGTGATATTGTTTACTGCTACCTTCCAAGTCTGCCCACGATACAGCGCACCAATTTCCAAAACAATTACTGGTTTGTTTTGTGATCTATAGTGATCGTATACTGCTCGATTAGGTGCCATTCTCCCTGCCCACAGTACCGACCAAATTACAGCCGCATCAGATTCCATTGAATTTTCTTGTGTTTGTATACCGCGTGCCTGCAAGTAATCCAACACAGCTGACATTACAGGTCTGCTGTTTTGAGCACATTGAGAAGGAAAATAGGCTATGTTATTGATCATAAGTACGTGAGATGAAACACACTGTAATTACCACTTTCAACGCGGATGGTTATGCAAAGTACGGCCAACGCATGATTCAAACGTTTTTGCAAAACTGGCCAGTTGATCTGGTAGTGTATGCAGAAGGATGTGACGTGACTGAAACAGCACCCAATCTTCTAGTGCGTGATATTGCTGTAGTCACCGAACTCACAGCATTCAAACAACAGTGGGCGGGTGTGCCCCGAGCCACAGGTGATGTCAGTGCTGATCCAATTAGATCGCAACGCAAGGATGCCGGCAAAGGATTCAAATGGGACGCTGTGAGATTTGCCCACAAGGTCTACAGTATTTTCCATTGTGCAAAAAATGCACAAACTGATTGGCTGATTTGGATGGACGCAGACACTGTGTGCCATAGTCCTATCACTCAAATTGATTTAGCAAGACTGTGTCCAGATACCATGGATCTTTGTTTTTTAGGGCGGCGTGGCAAGTTCAGCGAATGTGGACTGTACGCTATGAATCTTCGTAGCCAGCGCACAAGAGATTTTCTAGCACAATTTCAAAGATATTATGATCAAGCCGAACAAGGTATTTTTACTCTAGCCGAATGGCATGATTCGTTTGTGTTTGATGCAGTAAGAAAACATCATCCTCTAGCGGAGCTAGATTGGTCAAGTCATTTGATCACAGGCGAAGGCCATCCCTTGATCAACTCAGACTGGGGTGCATATTTGGATCATCTCAAAGGCAAACGTAAAATCACAGGTCGCAGTCCGGCCACAGACCTAAAGGTCCAACGAACAGAGGCATACTGGCAATGAACTGGATATTTCTCAACAAAAAAAACTCTGACGAGTACATAGAAATGTTTGCTCGAGGATCTGGTGTTGTGCCAACAGAATTAGAAACATGGCGTTACGAAGATAGTGATGCTCCGCTGGTGATCCGTGGCATCATGAAACACAAGATTATCAAACAGTGCTGGGAACACAAGAGACCGTTTTGGTACATGGATTCAGGATATGTTGGCAATAGGCCCAACCTTCAAAATCCACATGGATGGAAGCAATGGCATAGGCTAGTGGCCAACAACTTGCAGCACGGTGAGGTGGTGCCGCGGCCTGCTGATCGTTGGCAACGTCACGGTATTGCCATGCCTGTACGTCGATATGGCAGCAAAATACTGCTGGCAGTGCCGGACGAAAAACCTTGTGTGTTTTACAATATCAATCTCTCAGAATGGATTGAACAAACAGTTGCCACAATCAAGCAGCACACTGACCGAGAGATTGTGATACGTGAACGCAATCCCAATCGCCAGGCACGAGTGGCCAGTGACTTGCAATCAGCACTAACTGATGTGCATGCTGTGGTTACGTATAATTCAATTGCAGCCACAGAAAGTGTGCTGGCTGGTGTGCCAGCATTTGCATTGGCACCATCAAACGCTGCTATTCCAGTGGCCAATACTGATCTATCTAAAATTCACAATCCGTGGTACCCCGAGCAAGATCAAATCTATGCGTGGGCATGCCACTTGGCTTATGGGCAGTTTCACAATTCAGAACTGCTGGATGGTACTGCACAAAAAATATTACAGGAGACATATGATGCATGAACATTATGGTTGGCACTTTCCCGACTTTGAAACACACTTTCCCAAAATGCTGAAAAAAAGCGTTGACAAGGGACTTCCGCCTGAATACCAAATTGCTGTGCGCAACCGCAGTATTGGTCTGTGTTCCAAACGCAGAACTGCACTGGACATTGGTGCCAATGTGGGCTTATGGAGTCGAGACTTGGTAGATAATTTTGCCAAGGTTGTTGCGTTTGAACCTGTGGCTGTGTTTAGAGAGTGTTTGGAAAAGAATGTGAGTGGCCCTAACTTTTTTATTAGTCCACTGGCACTAGGCGACCACGACACTCAAGCCACCATGATCATCACAGAAGGCAATAGTGGGCACAGTCACTTGGATCCTGATACCCTGGGCACCGGCGATGTGCAAGTGGTAAAACTTGATAACTTAAACATGGAAGATGTAGACTATATAAAGATAGACTGCGAAGGCTATGAATATCGTGTGTTGCAAGGTGCAGAACAAACTGTGAAACGTTGTAGGCCTATCATGGTGATAGAACAAAAGCCACATGATGCCTACAGCAAAGACTATGGACAATTTGCTGCCATAGAGTTGCTAGAATCATGGGGCATGATCAAGCTAGATCAAATTAGAGATGATTGGATTATGGGATGGAACTAAACACAATTGAAAACCCTGATAAGGGTGCCGAGGATTCTGCAGCCTGGGCTGTTAAATGGACCAAGGATAGATATATTGCCAAACACCGAGCAAGTTTTGAGATAGTGGATGCTTATCTCAATCAACCCGTTGGGCGATTGCTGGACATTGGATGTGGCTTTGCTTGGCAAAGCCGCTGGTTTAATGAAAAATACGGTACAGAGCTTTGGTTGTTGGATGGAGATGCCAGCACCAATGCTACCAAATCTGAAACTGCCAGTTACGGCAACTGGAATACAGATCCCAACCAATTAAAATTTTATCACACATTTGATTTTTTAAATTCAAAACTACAAGAACTTGGCACAAAGAACTATCAACTGATTGATGCAAACAACATCAACATCCCCAGTGATGTTAAGTTTGATGTTATTACGTCATGGCTCAGTTGTGGACATCACTATCCTGTAAAAACTTACATAGAGTTGATGAAGAAACATTCACATGAAAACACTAGAATTATTTTAGACATTAGATGCAAGGGCACAGCCACAAACTACATTGGGGTGGATGGATTTGAAGTTGTAAATGTTGTAAGTAACGCAGGTGGCAAAAAACGAGCCACTGTGGAAATAAAGTTGTTATGAGTCCGTATTACTTAGAGTCAGTTCAGCAAGGCGCAGAGTTCCAAAAAAACAACAAAAGCTGGGCTGGCTACGATGTAGTCAAGTATCAAATGAAAATCAAAGATCTAGTTAATCGGTACCGTGCCACAACTATCTTGGACTACGGCTGTGGCAAAGGCATGCAATACAAAGAGCCGTTGCCTTACGCAAGCGAAGATAATTGGCAAACATTTAATGAGTACCTGGGTGTTACTGTTTACAAATATGACCCGTGTGTTCCTGAGCACTCTACGTTGCCGCCAGTTGGTACAAAGTTTGATGGTGTTATCTGCACAC